CTGGAAAAAGGTATGAGTAACGGTAACAAGGTTAAGAAGAGAAATGGTTCAATTGAACCACTTAACCTAGAAAAGATTCACATCATGGTTGAAGAGGCATGTAAGGGTCTTGCAGGTGTCTCTGCAAGTCAAGTAGAGATACAGTCTGGCATTCAGTTCTATGATGGTATTACTACAGGTGAGATACAAGAGATCTTAATCAAATCTGCAAGTGATCTAATTGACTTAGATCATCCTAATTATCAATTTGTTGCCTCTAGACTCTTACTATTTTCTGTTCGCAAGTCTTTGTATGGTAAGATAAGAGAGTTACCAACATTGGAGAGTCACATTTACTCTTGTGTTAATCAAGAGGTGTATGACTCTGAAGTGTATACTAAGTATTCAAAAGAAGAGATATCAAAATTAGATTCATACATTGATCACAATCGTGATTTTATGTTCACATATGCTGGTCTTAGACAGGTAGTTGATAAATATCTGGTACAAGACAGGAGCAGTGGTCAAGTATATGAAACTCCTCAGTTCATGTACATGATGATATCTTTGACCATATTTGCTCAATATCCTAAGGAACAAAGATTAAACTACATCAGAAGGTACTACGATGCAATCTCAAAGCACAAAATCAACATACCAACTCCCATCATGGCAGGAGTCAGAACACCCATTCGTCAATTTGCATCTTGCGTTTTGGTTGATTCTGATGACACCCTCGATAGTATCTTTAGCTCTGATATGGCTATTGGCAAATATGTCGCACAAAGGGCTGGTATTGGTATTAACGCGGGTAGGATCAGAGGGATCAACAGTAAAATCCGTGGTGGAGAAGTTCAACACACAGGTGTCATCCCCTTCCTTAAAAAGTTTGAAGCAACTGTCAGATGCTGCACTCAAAACGGGATCAGAGGGGGCTCAGCTACTGTCCACTTCCCTATCTGGCATCAAGAAATTCAAGACATCCTTGTTCTCAAAAACAACAAAGGAACAGAAGATAACAGAGTAAGAAAATTAGATTACAGTATTCAATTAAGTAAATTATTTTATGAGAGGTTCATTAAGAATGAGGAAATCACTCTTTTTTCTCCTCATGTTGTGCCAGGGTTGTATGATATATTTGGTACTGAAAAGTTTGATGCTCTATACTTAGAGTATGAAAACAATCCTGATATACCTAAAACAAAAGTAGGTGCTCAAGAACTGATACTTGCACTTTTAAAGGAGAGAGCAGAGACAGGTAGGATTTATATTATGAATATAGATCACTGTAATAGTCATTCCTCATTCAAAGATCAGATATGGATGAGTAACTTATGTCAGGAAATAACCTTACCAACTTATCCTCTACAGCATATAGATGATCAGTTTGGAGAGATTGCTCTTTGCATACTATCAGCAGTTAATGTTGGAAAGATAAGATCTGATGAAGAATTAGAGGAATTATGTGAATTATCTGTCAGAGGACTAGAAGAGTTGATTGACTATCAGAAGTACCCTGTAATGGCAGCAGAGATTGCTACAAAGGCACGTAGATCACTTGGTATAGGATTCATAGGTCTAGCACATTATTTGGCAAAACTAGGACATAACTATGATTCTCAGGAAGCATGGGATGCTGTTCATAGTCTATCAGAATCCTTCCAGTTCTATCTCTTATCAGCATCAAATAAGATAGCATTAGAGAAAGGACACTGTGAATACTTTGGTAGAACTAAGTATGCTGATGCAATTCTTCCAATTGATACATATAAAAAGGATGTGGATGAAATTAGTAATCAGAAATATCAACATGACTGGGAAGGTTTAAGAACTGCCATAAGAGCACATGGGTTAAGACACTCAACACTCTCTGCACAAATGCCATCAGAGAGTAGTTCCATTGTCTGTAATGCTACAAATGGAATTGAACCACCTAGAGATTATCTTTCTGTTAAGAAATCAAAGAAAGGACCACTAAAACAAGTAGTACCATCTTATTCTACTTTGAAGAATAACTATACACTATTGTGGGATATGCCTAACAATAGAGGGTACATAAATGTAGTGGCAGTGATGCAAAAATTCTTTGATCAAGCCATATCTGGTAACTGGAGTTACAATCCAGAGAATTATGAAGACAATGAAGTGCCTGTATCTGTCATGGCACAAGACCTTTTAACTACATATAAGTATGGTTGGAAGACCTCTTACTATCAAAATACACATGATATGAAGACAGATGAGATAAATGATGAATCAAGTGATGAACTTAAGAATTTACTAGATAACATACTAGAAGACACAGAAGAGGAGACTTGTGAAAGCTGCGCAATTTAAAATTTCATCAACAGAGAAAAAACCTATGTCAAAAGTTAAAGGCATGACTGTCTTCAACACAGAAGATGTCGACACAAAAAAACAACCTATGTTTTTTGGACAACCTTTAGGCGTACAAAGATATGATAATTTTAAATATCCAGCATTTGAAAATTTAACTAAGTCCCAACTAGGATACTTTTGGAGACCAGAAGAGGTGTCTCTACAAAAGGATAGAGGTGACTATCAAACTCTAAGACCAGAGCAGAAGCACATCTATACTTCTAATCTTAAGTATCAGATCATGCTTGATTCTGTTCAAGGCAGAGCACCTGGTATGGCATTCTTACCATACTGTTCTCTTCCAGAACTAGAAGCATGTATGGAGTGTTGGTCTTTTATGGAAATGATTCATAGTAGATCTTATACTTATATCATTAAAAATGTTTATTCAGATCCATCAGAAGTATTAGATAAGATTATTAGTGACCCTAAAATTTTAGAAAGAGCTGCTAGTGTAACAGGTTCTTACAATGACTTTATTAATGAGGCACATGAATATGACACAGGAAATCAGTGGAAACCAGATAACCAAGGGTCTTTTCTTGCAGATTATACTAGGAAAGAACTTAAAAGAAAACTTTATAGGGCAGTAACTAATGTCAACATCTTGGAGGGTATTCGTTTTTATGTATCTTTTGCTTGCTCTTTTGCTTTTGGGGAACTCAAGCTCATGGAGGGATCCGCAAAAATCATATCCCTCATTGCAAGAGATGAAAACCAACACCTTGCAATCACCCAAAACATAATAAACAATTGGAGAAAGGGTGATGATCCTGAGATGAAAGAGATTGTCAAGGAAGAAGAAGAGTGGACATATTCTATGTTTGATAATTGTGTTAATGAAGAAAAGAAATGGGCAGAGTATCTTTTCCAAGATGGATCTATGATTGGATTGAATGATAAACTACTTCATCAGTATGTTGAGTGGATTGCAAATAGAAGAATCAGATCAATTGGATTAAAACCTCAATATGATATACCTGCAAGAAACAACCCATTACCATGGACAGATCATTGGATCAGTTCTAAGGGTCTTCAAGTAGCACCACAAGAGACAGAAGTAGAATCATATGTAGTAGGAGGTATCAAACAAGATGTTAAGAAAGATACTTTCAGTGGATTCAAACTATGAAGCAACAGAGTATAAAATTCATTATTAGGCAAGATGGCACTGTGACTGAAGAAGTTATTGGTGTCATTGGTAATGATTGTGAGAGTATAACTAAAACAATAGAAGAACACCTTGGCACTCTATCTCATAGAGAACATAAACCAGAATATTATCAATCAGAACAAAATGTCACACTTCAGCACCATCAAAACGAAACTTGTTAATAAGGATACTTTATTAAAATCTTTATCATTATTAGGTGAAAAGGTTGATATTAATCAAACATTAGAAAATCCTGTAGGACATAATCATGATAAGTTGATTTGTGATATAACAGTAGGAACTGATATAGGATTTCGTTTTAACAAAGTTACTAATGCATATGAACTAGTAACAGATCTTCAAACATGGAATAGATCTATACCACCTAAAGTATTTCTTGACAAAGTGACACAACAATATGCTGTAAACACTATTGTGAATACAGTGGAGGATGATGGGTTTACTATATTAGAAAATAAAAAGACTTTAGATGGTTCTATAGAATTGACATGTACAAAATGGGACTAAATAAAAAAAGATAGTAATGAATACGTTTTGGATGTTGATTATGAAAACCCTTGGATATATGAAGGTCGCCCTTTTACCTCTGATGATATTGGGGACTACTATGGGTTCGTCTATCGCATCACAAATACCACCAGCAGCAAGTCATACATTGGAAGAAAGTACTTCGTGCAGAAGAGAAAACCCAGAGGTGGAAAGAGAAGGGTCACAAGTGAGTCAGACTGGAAACGATACTACGGAAGTTCTGACGAACTTAAACAAGACATTAGAGAGACTGGTACAACTGCTTTCAGAAGAGAAATAATTTCACTTCATAGAACTCTTGGAAAGGTAAATTTTGAAGAGACAAGACAATTATTTCTTCATGGAGTTTTAACTGAAGCATTAGCAGATGGTACACCTGCATACTACAATAGTAATATACTAGGAAGATATATGAAAAAAGATTATTGGGAAGGGGGTTGACACCTTCTTTTTTTATGCTATAGTATATCTGTTGGACGCAACATAGGGAGTGACTGAATAAACTTACTGGCATATTGCTAGTTAAGGTGATGAGACAGAGGTGGTGCTCGCTGTCAGCAATGGCAGAACTATCTTACCAGATAGGTCTTAGGCAAAGATGTATTTACTCTGTAGTAATGCCCATCTTTTGTTGGT